GGGAAATAGGTCATTCATGCTGCAGCCGCAAGCCGTGACTATTGCGCGAAGGGTCATGAGCCTGGGATTGCGTTGCCTTCCCTGTTCTATCGCGGCAATGGCCTCGCGACTCAGACCGGCATCGTCAGCAAGTTTTTCCTGAGATTTTCCTGAACGCTCTCGCAAGACCCGGATTCTATGGCCAATGTTCATGATCTAGGCCGATTGTTCCATTAATATATATAAAACTCTTGACATTTATAATAGTTATGTAGTATTATGTTGGTCATGAGGTATGACAGGAATGGAATCCAGAGGCGTCGAATGGAGAAAGGTCTGAGTAAAAGTAGTCTGGCGCAGCTCATTGGCGTGACTGCAAAGACGATCGGAAATATCGAGCGTGGAACGGGCGGAAAGCCCGAGACAATCCGCAAGATTGCAGATGCGCTGAGCATGGATCTGGCCTCCCTCGTGATCGACGACACGGAACAGAAAACAGCTTAATTTTCCTCCGACTTCTGCCCCTCCGGAGGCCTGGGAAATGGTGCGATGAAAAAGACCGAGAACATCAATGTTCGGCTTCCCGAGGAGCTCAAAAACGAACTGGAGGCGGCGGCGGAGCGTCGGGATCGCCCGGCGTCCTACCTGGTGCGGAGATTTATCATCGCCGGCCTGCGCGGGCAACGAAAGCATGGTCAAGTCGCGCAAACTGGCGTTTTACAGCGTGAGATCGCGTGAGATGAAAACACAGATTGCACGATTTCGGGGACGGTGCCGGCGGTGCAACAAGGCGATCCGCTGCGGGGAGGTAATCGTTCACATGGGGCCAAAGACGTCAGCGCATCAGTATTGCCCGTCGGATAAGAAATTGATCGCAGCTCCTCATGTTCGGATCACGCCCCAGATGGAGCGGATCCTGGAACGGTGTGAAAGGGCCGGGTTTCGGTGAGGATATGAGCTGTACAACGTTCGAATGCCGGTGCGAGAAGTTCGAGGAATTGCGAAGCCTGCGCGATCAGCTGATGGAAGGTAATCGCAAGCTGAGCGGACTCGAAGCGGAGGAGTGGGCGCGCAAGATCGTCGCCGCGGAGCTGCGGGAGGATATTCCCGGAATGCAAAAGCTCATCGATGAGGCGCTATACGGGACGCGGGAGACGACCAATGCCGCTTGACTCCCTCGATCATAGATTCTCCTACGTGATTAGGAGCATGGCCGACTGGACCTGTCAGGGTTGCGGGCGGTATTTCGGTGGGGACGCGAGTGACATGCTTCACTGCGCGCACTTTCACAGCCGGGTCAATAAGAGTGTCCGCTTCGACTCGGAAAATTGCGATGCGTTGTGTTTCGAGTGCCACGACTATTTCGATCATCACCCGATTCACTACCGGGACTGGAAAGTCGCGCGTCTGGGACAGGAGCGCTTTGATGCGTTGGCAAGCCGGGCCCGGGAGGTCGTAAAGATCGACCGATCGAGAGTGCTCGCCTGGCTGAGGCGGAAACATGCGGCATGAAGCGACCAGGTCAAAGAGTCTCCCGATGGATTTCTGCCGGCAGCGCCCACGCAACTACGTTTGGCGGAGAATCAAAATACGCGCATTCATCCAAAGACATCGCGGAGTACTGATTTCCATCCTCCTTTGGGTTGCTTTCGTGTCCTACGTTGCGTACCTGGCTTGGAAGATATAACGGTATTCCCTGGCGTGCGCCAGGGGATGCAGGGCCCCGCGGTAGGCGGAGCAAGAATCAATCTGGTCATGAGAGGGGGCGCCTGGATTCCGTGCGGATTCCGGGCGCCCGTTACTCAGGAAAGGATTTCGATATCGTTCCTTTTGCACAGCCTGTCCAGCACATCATTTTGCCAGGCTCTCGATCCATCCCCCCTTTCCGGTCGCGATGGTTCTCCTTTTGATCGAGAGTCCGGTTGGCTGATGCAGCTTCTCGGGTGGGTGGGTCGGATCTGATAACGACTATGGCCCAGAGTGCGGACATAATTCGGATAACGGTTCCCAGAATCCCGGTGGGCCCCAACGGCCCGTCCGGGTTGCTGCGGATGCACTTCATGCGGCGATCGAAATACTTTCAAAGCTGGATCCAGGAGATCCGGGCGCAGATCCCGTATGCGGGAACTCCCGAGCCCGGTTCGAAGTGCCTCATCGCCATTCACCAGGTCAGAACTAGGCTGCTGGATCCGGATAACCTCGTGGCCTCCTGCAAGCCCATTCTCGATGCGATCGTGCATTGGGGACTCGTCTTCGAAGACGACCCGGAGCATATCGAGATCGAGGTGACCCAGGCCAAGGGTAAGCCGCGGCAGACCACGATCCGCATCGAGAATTTATCCGCGATCGGCTACTGCCAAACCTGCAAGTCGAACATCTTCACAACCTACTCCGAGCACAACCAGCAGAAACACATGAGGGGGCCATGCACGCTCGCGAGGTAGTGCTTTTCCTGGTTGGATATTTGGCTGGGATGGTGGCCTTCATGTTCTTCTTTGCAGCGCGCAAGCCGAATGTCCGTATCAGGTATTTCGTCCTCGACGCGGACAACAATGCGCTTGAGATCACCGGTGAGGAATTTCATGCATTGAAACCCATCGGCGAATTTCTGATGGAGGACAAACAGAAATGATTCTCTGGATGGAAAACAGCGGAGAGCACAGGATTTTTGAGTACTTCAGGTGTCTGATTCTGCTCCTGGAGCGCATCGGGATGCATCCGCGCATCGATCGCGATCCGGACTGGGTAGGCATGCTTCGACGCGCGGGCTGGCGTCCCTTCATTCTTGAGAGGTACCTCCGGTGATCTGCTCCCTTGTTATCAAGTGCCTGCGCTGCCAGAGAAAAGACTCGTTCATTTCACGCGCACCGCGCATCACGGTCCGTTCCCTGGCGGCTGCCGCCGGCTGGCGCGACAGTGGAAAGGGCTGGATTTGCGGATTGTGCAGGAAACATGAAGATGACCCACGCGAAGCGATTGGATCCGATTCTCGGGGCGGCAGCGTTTTGTTTCACGATTGTGCTGGCGGGGTTAATTCTCCTATGGTCGTTCCTGAGACCTGTTCTGAAGTGAGTACCTTGAAGGTGAAAGTGTTGTAATGGTTGCGTCGCTCTTGAACCTGACCTGTCCCACCTGTGGTCATCGAATGGATCACGTTCCCAAAAAAGTCTGCGCCGAATGCGGCAAGCCGATTCAGCGCAATCACAAGTACGTGTTCTGCAGCGACGGCCGGATCCGGCACCGCAGTTGCGAGGATCCCGAGGCTTATCTCCGCAGCGTGGCTAAGGCCTCAATTCCAATAACCTGATACGAGGTGCACTCATGAATCTTGAATCCCTCAAGGATACCGCCACAAATCTCCGCGCCTGGCGCTGGAAGATCGACAAGACGCTCGCGGCCATTGACGAGCTTCTTGGTGTAGAGACGATCGTCAAAGAGGTGATGGAACCGGTTGTTCAGGTGACCGTATGCCCTCCCGAGGCCGTCAAGAAGGTGGCCAGGAGCATGCGGAAACGGAAGCCACCGAAGCAAAGTGGGAGCCAGGACGCAAAGACCAGAACCGAGAAGGCCTGCCATAAATGCGGGAAAACCAAGATCCTGGCGGAGTATCCGACGAACGCGCAATGCAGGGATGGTCACACCGGCGAGTGCAAAGTGTGTGCCAGGGCGCGTCATGCTGCGCATTGGAGAGATCTGATTGCCTCTCGCGACGGAAAATATCCGTGTCCGCACTGCCCGAAGGTATTCAGTAACGCTGTGATGTTCGAGCAGCATAAGCGCATCTCTCATCCGGAGGCCGCATGAAACCAATAGTTTCTGTCGGAGAGGTTTCCACAAAAGGGGGGCAAATGCCTAAAGAAGAACCGGTCACGCTTTACAACCTCGTCGGAGGTGCGGTCGCGGAGCATTTTGACGAGGAGTTATCGCGCGTAGTATCGAACATTTTAGATCCAAACACGGACCCGGAGGCGGTTCGTGAAATCAACCTCAAGCTCCGGATCAAGCCAGGCAACGACCGACGCATCGGCGCCGTCTCGATTCAGGTGACATCCAAAACCGGACCTATCCAGGGCTTGGGGACGATGTTCTATTTCGGAAAGCATGGGGGCCGATGCTTCGCGGTGGAAAACAACCCGAATCAGCCCTCTCTATTCGATGAGCCAGCCAAACCAACCGCCGTAAATTTTCAGACAGGAGAAGTAGCCGATGGCGATTAGTGACCTTACCATTAAGGAACTCCAGGCTGCAGTGAAAACCGAGATTCTGAAGGACGCCGAGGGCAAAGAGTATGCTACCAGGCCCGTCCATCTCCTTCCAGACAGGAAGCTCGCACAACCCGGGACTCTCAAGGTCGCGACCCTTACGGGATTCATCGATTACGTCAAAAACCGCGCTGCAGACGTCTGCAAAGCTACCTGCACGATCCATGTGGAGAGTCACAGCCAGGTGCATCTGATCTCGAATCTCTATGGCGACTGCAGGCAGCGCGATACGTTCATTACCGCGGCTTTCGAGGACCTCTTCGGGAAGTCCTTTGCATTTGGGCAATTCTACGACCACGAATCATTCGTCGTCAGCCTTCAGACCCTGTTTCTCGACACCCATGAGCGCGCCCAGGTCCTGCGAGTGATCGGGACAATCAAGGAGTCGGCGGTCCGCGAACACTCGGACGACGGTGTGAGCCAGGCGGTGACCGCGAAGGCCGGCGTCGCCCTGGTGGCAGAGGTCGCGGTCCCGAATCCGGTCGAGCTGCGGCCTTTCCGGACTTTCCGCGAGATCGAACAGCCGGCGAGCCTGTTCGTGCTCCGCGTGCGAAGCAAACCGGGCGACAAGCCCCAGTGCGCCTTGTTTGAGGCAGATGGTGGCAAGTGGAAGCTCGACGCCATCCAGGCGATCCGGCAGTACCTCGAGGTGCAGAAGCTCGACGTCCCCATTATTGCGTGATGGGAGGGAAAACGAGGACGAGATCATTTTCCAGGAATCGCCGGCGGAGGAAGCTGAAAAATCCGCAACCGCATAGGGAGGGGCATGCATGAGAGCCACAGTGGAAAGCACGGATCAGATTGTAGAGATGAACGGGATTCCCGCGCGCATCTGGCTGGGCAAGACTGAAGGCGGTGTGGAGTTCGTGCTCCTGGTGACCCTCGTCGCGGTCGCGAAGACGGCCGACAGCTCGCAGTTTGAACAGGAACTGCAGGAGCAACCGGTGCCCCACGTCTCGCAGGCCTTCTCGTTGCGCATGGTGATTTAATGGCATTCTCGAGAACTGACACTGATCTGGTGGCCCAGGGATACGAATACGAGGACAAAAACCACTGCAAGGGCTGCGGGCGAGAAATTGTAGGAGCGTGAAATGATCGGAAAACTATCTGCCGTGTACCAGGTGCCGGCGAAGAGAGGATATCCGATAACCGAGGCAGCGGAGTATCTTGGCATGCACGCGCAGACGCTGCGCAAGCTCTCGGACCTCGGGAAAGTGCCTTGCCGGCGCATCGGGCGTCATCGCATTTTTCTGCTGCAGGATCTGGATGCTTGGCTCGACGCGCAGCCGAAGTGGGTAGACCATGGGAATAATTAAGCGAAAGGTGAACGGCAAGTGGCGCTACGGAGTGAGCCGGCGGCTGCCACGTAACAAGCTCGGCATGAAGCGCTTCCGACGCTGGTACGAAAACAGGACCATGGCGCAGGATGTTTTCGATAGGCTGAGCGGCGCGATCGCGTCCGGCACGCTCGACACGGTCTTGCCGGGGCTGGTGGGAGCCCTTGAGGCGACAGCGACGGTATCCTCCTTCTGGGAGCGATTCCGGGATGAGTACTGCAAACCGAGACTATCGAGCTGGAGCCGCTACGAGCTGTCGTTTCGAACACTCAATGCCGAATTCGGCACGATCCCGCTCGGCGAGTTTCGCCGCCAGGACTTGCACAGTTACATGCAGAAACGCAAAGGTCAGGTATCCGACAGCACGATCAACAAGGACATCGCGGCCATCAAGAAGATGTTCTCCTACGCCCTGGAAGTCGGGGCGGTCGAGCATCATCCGCTTGTGAGGTTTCCGGGGATCAGAGTACAGGAGAAGGCGCTGCGGCTGCCCACGGTAGAAGAGTACCATCGGCTGGTGGACGCGATGCCCGATCCTGTCATATCGGCATTTGTTGCCGTGCTCGGAGAAACGGGCTTCCGAAAGAACGAAGCACTCAATCTACGCCGCGATCAGGTAGACTGGAAGGCCGCTCGGATCCTGACGGAAAAGACCAAGGGCAAAAAGGTGCGCTCCATACCGCTCTCGAACTTCGCGATGGAGAAGCTGCGGAGCCTGGTGCCGTTTGTTCGCAATCCACACCTATTCGTTCACCAGGGGCAGGTGAGACTTGACGGCAGGCGGTGGCTCAATCCCGACAAGATCTTCAGGAGGGGGAGAAAGGCCGCGGGCCTCGAATGGATCACGTTTCACACGCTGCGGCACATGAGGGCGACGACGTGGATGACGCACGGCGTCGACCTGCGGACGGTGAAGGAACTTCTGGGACATTCCGACATCCGGACGACGATGCGATATGTCAAGTACGTGGACAGCCATGCGGACTTGGCGGTACGGTCGGCGCAGGCGGAAGAAGAAATCGAGTTGCAGAATGATAAAAGAGGGGACAAAAGCGGGACGAGCGATGAATGAGGAAAATTTCAAAATCGGCGTAAGTTGTTGCAGGGAGTGGCGCACCCGGCCCGACTCGAACGGGCGGCCTGCGGATTCGAAGTCCTCATTACCATTTGATGAAATCCTTAGTAATCCTTATATCTTCAACATCTTATCCGATTCCACCCCCACCTCAAAACGTGAAGAATTTAGTTGTTTTTCGTCCTTGAGCGGGACGAAAGCGGGACGCGTCAATTGTGCCCTCTTTTGAAAGAGAGGGGTTTGCAGCGCACTGAAACACCGACGTTTTGTCGGTGCAAATCGAAGGGAGAAGCGAATAAACGATCAGAACAAAGAGACCAAAAACGCAGTTAATCCAGACCAGGGACAGGTCCAGACGGTCAGCGAGCTGGCGGACTTGGCCGACAGCCAGGATCCAGGAGCGATGTATCGCGACTCATTTCAGAACACCCGGGAGCGGCTGAAGCGGCAGCTCCTGGAGCTTGATATGAAGGAGAGATCACAAAACCGGGAGAGCGTGCGGGGACTGTTTTCCTACCACAAGCTCGACGAGGAAAGCGAGAAGCGCTGCTACGTGCTGTCTGACCTGGGTGAAAGCGCCGCGCTGGGGATCATGAACGTCTGCCCGCCCTGCAGAGATCGGACGGACGCGATCCGGAAACTGCGGGAAGCGATTCACATGGCGAAGGCCTCGATCGCGCTGAATGGCCGCGGGCTGTAGAAGGAGCAACGTGGAAAAAGAAGCGTACTACCGGTATATGAGCAGTCGCGAGTGGGGTCTACTTAGGGAGGCCGTGCGGCAGCGTTGTTTTGAATCCTGCGAGCGTTGTCATGTGAATCATATGGACTGTTTCCATCACATTAGTTTTCAGAGGCTTGGCGCGGAAAAACTAAGCGATCTCGTTGGACTCTGCAGAGGATGTCAGGCATTCCTTCGCGGGGTAACAATGACGGATCCGAAGTGGACCGTAATTGCTGGAAATCTGTCGGAAGCTCTGAACTTTATGTGGAAGGCCTGGGCATGTCTCTCAAACCTCGAAGGCTTTGATGACGACGATTCGTTTTTGGAAGAAGGAGCAAAAAGAACGACTCCAATGATAACCAAGATTCATCACAATATGGGATATGTGATGGCTTTGCTTCAAAAAGAACTGAATGAATCAAGTACCTTTATTCTGCCGCCGGAACTATGAACGATGGCTCGTCCGCAACTGGAAAATGGTCACATCCGAATTGCCAATGAGATTTGGGACCATCTACTGCTCGCCGATCTCGGCAGCGTGGAGTGGTCCTGTTTGGGAGTGGTAATCCGAGAGACTTGGGGATGGACAAGAAAAGAGGCGCATATTTCGCTATCTAAATTCAGGGAACTAACCGCGCGGCCCGTTGACTCGGTGAGATCTGCGCTTGTGACGCTCCAGCGCAAGAATATCGTGCTTCAGACAAAGAGGCCCGGATTTCGTAAAGCGGCACAGTGGTCCATCAACAAAGATTGGGAAACGTGGAAAGTGAGAGGGGGAGTAAAACCCCACTCTCCCTTAAAAACCCCACTCTCCCTTAAAAATACCATACCAGAGGGGGGTGAAAACACCACCCCACAGTCCGCGCAAAACCCCACTCTCCATTTTCAGAATGGCAATGAAAGTGCGTCGACACAAGGAGATGGACAGGCATGGAAGTTGCAGACAACCAATTTACAACCAACTACAACCAAAAGAAGGGGCGGCGAGAAAGCCGCCGACCCCCGCTTTGCTCCTCTCCTTGAGTACTTCTCAAAACACTTCGCCCACTGTCGATCTCACGATTTCATTGCGCACCCGAAAGACCACGAGGACCTAAGGCGAATGCTCAGGAGAGCTCCCGGATTAGAGATTGCGACCGTCGAAGCGGCGATCATTCGCTTTCTCGAAAGCTGGGATCCGTTCTATTTGCGGATGGGAAAGCCACTGTCGTTTTTCTCAAATAACATCACAGCATTCCTGCACGAACAGGAGGCGAGTCGTCCGGCGCGGGTGCCGGACCTGGTGGGCGGAGAGCCGGCGGACGCCAAGAATCTACTTACGCCGGAAGAGATCCAAAAGACGGTCGAGGAACGCCGCAAAAAGGAAATGGAATCGCTCGCAAGGGAGATTGAAAAGCAGCGGCGCAAACTAGGATGAGGGACGGATGATCGAAAAGGATTTCTACCGGCCGGACGAGCTCGCAGCGCGTCTTGATGAGTCTGTACGAAACGTCTACATTTGGATCAACCAGGACCTGATCCGGCATGTGCACGTTGGAAAGAAGCTCAAAATTCCGCGTGCCGAGTTCGAGCGGGTGTTACGGGAAGGCATCAGAAGGGAGGGAATATGTCCAAAGGCCACATGATCAAGCGAATTGCCCGCTGTCCGGACTGCGGACGCATCGATAAGATCATGAAAAGCGGAAAGTGCCACTTCTGCAACATGCGAATTTGGGAGCGAAAGCACAGACGAATCAAGGCCGGCAACCGAACCAACTGGTACCAACTGTAACCAACTGCACAGTTTTTTCGATGAAATCACAAAATCGCTTGACTGGGTTATATCGCGCAATCTCTAATTTGCAGTGACAGACTGCAGATTTGCAGCCGGGCGTGATCCGGCCCGTTCCACGGACGCCGACGGGAAGTAAGCCACAGGTATATCCAAAACAAATGGCAAAAGTTGAAATCTCCAACCCCAGGTTGGATGGGGCGAGGTATACGTCCGAACGCCAGGCGACTGGTTTTGTGGAAAGGGGTATTGCCGCATGGCTTCCGGATGGGCGCCTGCGTTTCACGGACAAGGCAAGCAGTGTCCGCCGGCGCGCGGAGAGCTCGCAGAGCCTGCGCGAAGAAGCGGCGGAATTTGCACGCAACCGCGGCGAGCGAGTCTATTGGAACGGAGCGCGAAACTACCCGGGAGCGGCATATCCTCCGGGATGTAACGTCAGCTTTCCGAAGAACGGTACCGAGGCAGCAGTGGAAAGGTATTGCTCGTGAACAGCGTCGACATTGCCCGCGTGTATCACGAAGACCAGAGGCATCCCTACTACACGATCCAGGGCGGGCATCGGATGAAACGCCTGTCGAATCGGGAGCGAAAAGCTAGATGGTTTTGGGGCCATTTTGCGGCGGCGCAGAGACGCGCGCTCGAACCACCTGCGAGATTAAACACATAGAAAGTTAAAATGGCGGAGGAACCGCAGATAGAGAAAAAGCGCCTGAACCCGGATCAGATGCTCGAAAGGCGGATGCGGGTATCGGAGAGGTACACACACGGGGACACGCTGGCCCAGATTGCAGCCGACGAGCATGTCAGCGTCGTCCAGATCCACAAGGATATGAAGTGGTGCCGCGAGCAATGGCGCACACGGGCCGTGGGAGCGATCGAGCAGCAGAAGACGCGGGAGCTGGCACGCATCGACCAGGTGGAGGTGGAGGCCTGGCGGGCCTGGGAGCGTTCGATCGGCTACTACACGACGGTGACAACGAAGACTACCAGCGTGAAGATGGCAGACCGGGAAGGCGAGCTGGTGGAGCTCCCGGGGGTTGAAGAGACGCGTAAGCGTGAGAAGCTGGCTGGAGATCCGCGCTTCCTGGAGAGAATCGGTGACTGCATACGCAAGCGGGCGGATATTCTCGGACTTGACGCACCGAGACAGATATCGGGTGTTGCTGGCGGGCCGCTCTTTGTACAGTTTGCCGGGATCCCGGCGCCTCCCTGGGCCCAACCACAAAATGCGGCTGGCTAAAACGCTCTTTTTTGGATTGGTGCTGATGGCGATCGTAACAGCTGCGCCCGCGGTGGATCTTCGCTGGCCGCTGCGTAACGATGGCTGCTACGGTCCGTCGGCAAAGCAGCTGCAGTTTCTGAACTCCGCTGCGCGGGAACAGCTGGGCGGCGGGGCAAAGCGCGGCGGGAAAGGAGTCATCGGATCCGCCAAGGCGATCATGCTTTCGGTAGTCTTCCCGGGGAACCGCGGGATGATCGGCCGGCAGGCCTTTACCGATCTGCGCGATTCAACCCTCGTAACATTCTTCGAGTTGTGCCCTCCTGAACTGATCATCCTCCACAATAAGTCGGAACACCGGATAGTCATCCGGAGCACAGATCCCGAGCATCCCTCTGAAATCATTTACCGCGGACTCGGCGAGGATTCTGCCTCGACGGCCAGGTCGCGATCCAAGGAACGCGCGAAGTCGGTGGAGCTCGGCTGGTTCTGGATAGACGAGGCTTCGGAATGCAGTTTCGACGCCTATCGGCAGTTGCTGGCTCAGCTTTGCTGGAGGCTTCCCGAGGGACGGCGTCCGCCCTACATGGCCATGCTGACCAGTAACCCGGAGCCCGGCTGGGTGAAAAACCGCTTTGCAGACGATCAGTCGGAGGACTACATCGTCGGCAAGGCCGACGCGGAATTCATTCAGTTCCTTCCTCGAGATAACCCCGGCCTTCCTCCGAACTGGGAAGCCGATCTTCGGGCCACGATGGACGAGGAGTGGGTAAAGCGCTACCTCGAGGGCAGCTGGGAGATTCATGAAGGGCAGGTCTTCACGGAGCTCAACGAGCGGATCCATAATCTCGATAATTACTTCGACACGTCGGACCCGGATAAATGGGCGCGCTTTCATTCGGGCTTCCGGCTGATCGGGTGCCTGGATCACGCATCGACAGGCATCACCGCATACGCGCTGACGGGATTCGATTCGGATGAAAACTGCTTTGCCCTGCAGGAGCACTATAAAGAAAACCAGCGCATCAGCGAGCACGCCGCGGCGATCTGGGATCTCGAGGAGGCCTATCGGCATCCGGAATACCGGTTGATCGACCCGTCGACCGAAAGCGACACCCTGCAATCAGGGAAAGAGATGTACTCGGTGCAGGCGGCTTATTCGGATCCGCGCTTCGGGCATGTCGAGGCGGGCAGGGAGATCCGAACAATTGCCGCCCACAGGGCCAATATCCGGGTCGGGATTGACTTGATTAAAGAGTACCTGCACGTCAATCCGCTTCACGTCAACCCCTTCACGCAGACTCTCGGCAGCCCTCGGATCTTCATCAGCCGACGGCGAAATCCGAACGGGTGGCGTGAGCTGGTGGGTCTGAAAAAGGAATTACGCAGTGATGGAACGATCGAATTCGCGGGTTCGGATCACTGGCTGGACGATGTGCGCTACACCCTGATGAGCCGGCCGTCCGCAGCTGAGAAAAAGAAGCTCGATGTGGCCCGGCTTCCGACTATCGAGCAGGTGCGGTTACGGACGCACGAGAAGTGGGCAAAAGGATTCGGCAAGGCAAAGAACGAGGAGAGCTGGTTCTGATGGCACCCTGGACAGAGCGGCAGGTTGAATACCTCTTTTCGAAAGGCTCTCCGCTCTCGAAAGAGGAGAAGGCCAAGATGGAAAAGGAGCTGCATGAAGACCCGACGCTCGGACATTTCAGGAGAGGCAGTCCTGGACTGAAGAAGAAGAAATTCGGAGGGAAGCCCTTTGGCGGAGATTGAGACGATAGACCTTTTGTGCGGCAAGTGTCAGGCGCCGATGCGCGTGCATAAGCCGGTCATGGTGCGCGCGGATAACGGGATGATGAGCCAGATCGCGCTGATTCCGACCTGGAGCCTGGATGAGCGGAAGTGTAACGCCTGCGGTGCCATTAATGCGCCGGTGTTCGTGCCTCAGCTCTCCTATGCCTGGATGGCGTTTGAGGCTCCCAAAGAAGTTCCGGGAAGTAGAATCATTGAGCCGACGGGGAACGACCTGGCCGTGTTACGTAACGTGCCGCGGCGGAATGTAGGATGATGCTCGCAAGGGCCTATAAGGATCCTGAGGATTTTGATGGACTGAAAGACTTATGCCACGGTGACATGGCGGATCTGGATCCCGGGAAGGATGTCATTGTGGTGGTCGAGAGCGAGGGACGGATCGTCGGGAGTATAGCGATCAGGCCGATGCTGCTGATCCATTGCCTCGCGGTAGAGCCATCCCTTGGCAGCCACAAGGTCGCTGAGATCCTTTCGGCATATGAGATGGGAGCGGCCCGCACGATGGGACACCGCGAGGCGCTGATGGTGGTCGACGAGGATAACCTACGCGCCCGGCGGTTCGTCGAGGGGCAGAAAGCGAAGAAGGTTTCGGGGGTTACTTACATTCTGGAGGTGCGGTGATGGCATTCCGTGAAAAGGAACCAATCAGCAAGCCGGGCATGGCGAGCATGGCCAAGTCGATCATGACTGACGTGGATGAAAATGAGGACACTGATCCAGGAATAAAGAAGAAAGACAAACCGGATCCGAGGCGCGTGGTGGACGAGGTAACGATCCGCAAGGTCGACAATGGATTTACGGCCTCGATCCGATACAAATCGCGCAAAGAGAAGAACAAAGACGGCCACGAGATCGACCACTACGAGGATCCCTCAACAAAGGTCTTTCTCGAGGCCTCGGATGCGATTGGAATCCTGGAGGACTGTTTCCCGACGTCATGACACCAATAGAACTTTGCATAACTCTGGGTTTCTTCCTGGCTGCGGCCTGTTGGCTGATCTGGCTCTGGGCGCATCAGGCCAGCCGGCAAGCGGCAAAGCTGATCGAAGAGCTTCACGAACTGCGCCAGGACAATCGAGCGCTGACTGAGGCTCTGGTAAGGGCGGAAGGGAAGCCTCTCATTTTCCGTCGGTCGGATCCGATTCGTTCCTCCGGGTGGTTCGACCAGGCCAAGACCACAACGGAACTCGCTGAGAAAATCAAATCCAAATGAGCTTACTCGATAAAATCGCAGGCTTGTTGCCGGGAGGCAAAAGCCAGGGCGAAGCTGTGCCTGCTGACGATTTGATGGGCAAAGCCCAGGAGTTCGTAAACAAGAAATGGCTTGAACTGCGGACGGCCTATCACGTCTACCATCTGAAAATCTGGGAGGCGAGGCTCTTTTACGCGGGTGAGATGTGGCTCGATCGCGATCTCGCTCAAGGGAGTTTCTGGCGCAAGGCGATTCCCAATGACGATTTCGTTCCGCAGCCTCGCATCAACGAGTTTGCTCCGGCGATCGACGCAATCTGCAGTAATTTCAACACGGTTCCCGAGGTTGAGGCCGTTCCCCAGCCGCGAGACGACGAGCTCGCCATGCAGGTGGCGGAGATTGCAAACGAGCTCATAGATTTCTGCATCAAAGACAACGCCCTCCGAAGCGACTACAAGAGTGACGAAGACAAGGCGGGTTCCGCAGCACAGGAATTTGTTTTGTCGGGAAACGTCTTTACGCTCGTATATCCCCAGGACGTCAAAGTGGGCCAGCGCCCCAAGATGGAGCAGGGCCAGAGCTATGGCTTTCAATGCGCTGAGTGCGATCTCTATCAGGGAGGGCTGCAGGCTCCGGTAGAACAATGTCCGAAGTGCGGTGGACCGGTCGAGAGTTCAGATCGGATGGAGCCGAAACAGGTGCTTGACGATCAGGGACAGCCGGTGATGGAGGAGATCACCCGCAAGAAGATCTGCGTGGAGGTTGGTGATCCGGGACACGCATTCCCGAGGCCTGGGGCGAGAAATATGGGTGAGACGCCCTACCTGCTTTGGGGTCAGCGTTTCTCGATCGACGAGATCCGGGAGCGCTGGGGGATCGAGGTGACGGCCGACAACGAGCAGCCCGATGGCTTTGCGGTGACTTACGAACAGTCGATGGCCTTCTGGTATCTCGGGTATTCACAAAGACAGCTCGAGAGTCAGGACGGGGCGCTGGTCGTTCAGTGCTTTATTGAACCAGGGAAGATGAAAGACTGGCCCGAAGGGCTGTATGCCGTTTATGTCAGCGGAAAAGTTCAGATCGCCAATCCGTGGCCGTTTGTCGAGCATCCTGTAAGCAAGGGCGATTACCTGCAGATGCCGACGATCTTTTTCGCAAGGTCGGTGTCGTTTGATCTCCTCGAATTGCAGAGGGAGCTGAACAGTTACGAGAGCATCATTTCGCTCCACAGTAAGACGAGCGCCGTGGAGCCGGTGGTGATCGACGATAACACCGTCGTAAGCGAGATCACAGGCCGGGCTGACAAAGTCATTCATTGGCGGTCAATCGGACCTGGATCTCGGGAACCGCACCGCATGCAGCACGGATCGCTGGATGAGGCGATCTATGCGAAACGCACGCAGATTCTGGAAGCGATGCAGCGGATCAGCGCGGCGGTGGCGGTCTTCAGGGGCGAGCAGCCCGGGTCGGTAACGGCGGCAAGTGCGATCTCGCAACTCCGCGGCCAGGCGGAGCTGCAATTTTCAAAACCTACCTCGAACTGGAATAACCTGTGGAAGGAGACCATTCGAAAGGTAATCAAAAACTACCAGCAGTTTTACACTTTCGAGCAGATTGCGGCGATCGTCGGCACGGACAAGGCCAGTCAAATACAGGAGTTTCAAAAAGCGGACCTCGACAAGCGGCTGACCTTCATCGCGACGAGCTCCGGGTTGCCGAAGACGCGCGACGAGCGCCGGCAGGAACTGATGGTTCTCTATGACAAGGGCGCTCTGGATATGAACGACCCGAACGTGAAGGAGAAGGTCTTCGAGCTGTTTGGAGAGACTGGGCTTCTGAAGACGTTCAACGACGATGCCCGCAGGGCCCGGGTCAACGTAAAGAAAATGCGAGTGGGCCAGCCGGCGAAATTCAGATCGGGGATCGATGACGCCTCGACGCACATCGGGATTTGTCTGGAAGCCGCAAAGAGTTTGGACTTTGACCGTTGGAAACCAGAGGCGCAGCAGATGCTCATTCAATACATTGACGGGGTTCGCCAGGCGGAGGCCATCTCCCCTCCGGCTCTCGGACGTCCACCAGGTATTCCTGGAGCTCCGCCTGCGCCCAACATGCCTCCGGTCGCGGGGAACATACCTCCGGGATAGTGCAGTAAAGAGCACACCAGTGCCGGCGCGGCCATGCTTTGCCGATGCCGATTGCAGCAAACCGAAGCCTCGCCGAAAAGCGGGGCTTTTTAATTTGAGGGAGAAAAGCAAATGCCAGACAAAGTTGTTGGAGCACAAGTCATACTGGACGGTTATGGGACTGGTCCGCTCAGGGTTGATCGGAGCGGGGCGCAGGTGATTCAAACTGCGCACGGCATGTATTACGAAGCCGTGAAGCGTGGCCGCGTATTCATCGGAAGCAATCTGGTTACGGGGCTTGCTATCCCGATCTTCAGCGCCAAGGCAAACGCCCTGACGCTGTGGAACCCGGCAGGAAATAACTATGACCTGGTACTGATTGCTACTATCCTCGCGCACCACAGCACAACCGGCCTTATGGGCTGCGTGTGTTATGGATGGGTTTCTCCGGCCGGATCGGGCATTGCAACAGCCGCTCCGTTCCCCACGGCAACTTTCGTTGCCCCGGTCAATGCTTACATCGGTTTTGGAGCTTCATCGACGGCCTTATTCTCGCCGGCGGTAAACACCACAACGGCCAACCCGGGGCATTTGATGCCGTTCTGCAGTGTTCTCCCGGTGACGTCGGCACAGACCATCCAGCCTTACCAGCTGGTCGATTACGTCGATGGGAGAATCGTTGTTCCGCCCGGAAGCGCAATCCAGCTGGTCGGATCCACCGCGGTTGCGATTGTCGCTCAGCAAAGCTTCATCTGGGAAGAGGTGCCCATTTAAGGGCGAGTTTCTCGCGTTGCAGTATGTCAACCGACACTAAGGAGAGACGGAAATGAAAAAGATCACTTTACAGCCGATGATCACCCTGACACCGGCTCAATTGGCTGGTCCGACGACCATCAACGGGATTGACAAGCTCTTCGGGCTTGAGGATGTGAAAGAAGTCATCATCACGCTCAACATGGTCCTGGCGGACAGGACCAACGCCGACGAGACCTATGCATTCTTCGTCAACACGTTTCACAGGCTGCCAAGTGGGGTCTACGCGCGCTGGGACATCTGCGCCTTCACGTCAATCGCCACGGTGACAGCCAGGTATTTGACCATGGTTGTCAAAGGCCAGCCTCCGCAAGTGCAAACAGTGACAACGGCTGGGCCGGGCGTGGTGGCGGTCAACACCTCGACTCTGGCGACCATTACGGACGCGGCGGCTGAAGGTCGGGGAACGCTGACGGCAGGAATGGTGCGTAATGGGGCGCTGGGTGAAGGCCTCAACTATACGCTGATTCCGGCAGGAACGACTCCTGGCCCGATCACGTTCGAGCTTGCAGCTCTCGTAAAGGCATAACGGATTTCAATTCAAACCAAGGCCTCGCATGTCGCGGGGCCTTTTTATTTTGAGAGGATTGTTATGGCATCAAGTCCGGGTGCATTACCGGCAGACACAGGGGCCTCGCCAGCCCCAACCGGATCTGGAGTACCGGCAGCAGCCACTCCCTCGCCAGGAGCGCAGCAAGGCAGCGGCGGGGGCTCGCCTCCCCCCTCTTCCGGAGAAACGGCCAACATGCGCCAACTCCGGGAGCAGTACGAAGCGACGAAAGGAAATCTGACTGAGTGGGAAAAGCTCGGCAAGCGCGAGGAAGTCGCGACCGCATACCAGTCTTTCGCCAAGGGGCGAAATGGGGCGGTTGAGATCGGCGCGGCGCTTGGGTACGAGCAAAAGGAAATCCTCGAAGCTTACGCCGAGGACCCCCATGGGACGATGGCCTTTCTGCGTCAAAAGCAGGCCGAAACGACGAAAAGCGGTACTCCCCAGGACCTGGACAAGCTGCTCGAATCCAAGCTGAATCAGCGGCTGAAGCCGGTCCTGGACAGGGATCGGGAGCGTCTCTTAGACGAGGCGAACAACCGTTTCGACCAGGCTTTCGATGCCAAAGTCAAAGAGCTGTTCAAAGACGATGTAATACCGAAAGAGGAGCGCGAAACTCTCTACACCGTGGCAGCCGAGATGATCAAAGCCGACCCCGAAGCTTATAAGCGGGTGGTGTCGGAAAGGAAGATCTCGGACGTCGCTCGGATCGTGGATGAGGCTCGCGCATTTCTCGATAAGTACTACCTCGCCCGCGCACAGCGAGAGCAAAAGCGCGTGGGAGAACCACCGAAACCGGGGCAGGGAAGAACCGACGGCGACACCAAGTTCACCTTGGATGATATGGCTGCCGGCCGATTCCCGAAGACCGGGCCTCTCGGGAAGTACTCCTAGCGCTTTGACGGAGATCGACGATGGACCCTATCAGCATTCTCTGGGCATTGTTCATGCCTCTGTTTCAGCATGCGGAATTTCACATGAGCGGACTGGGCCTTCTGGCCCTGCTGCCGTTCATGCTCCCGATGTTCGGGATCGTTGACGCGACAACGTTTCTCGCGGACATGAAGATCATCTATGGGGCGATTCAGGACCAAGTGAGCACCCTTCCCGCGTTTATGAATTTACTCGGGGACGGAAGCAAATTTGGTAAGCCCGTCAACAATCTGGGCGTCCGAGGTTATGTCTTCCTCGCCCGTCTGCGTCCTAACTTCAACATGGGGTTTAGGCCTGAAGGTGTGGCTGGTGTAGGAGCCGGCGGCAACCAGGGGTTAGCAAACGCGACCGTCCTCCTGAAATACGGCTACGTGCCGGAGACAATCACCGGGCAGGCTGAGAATCTCTCGAAGGGCGATGCGCGCTCCTTCATGCAGGCAAAGGCGCTCGAAGTCAAGTATGACACCAAGGACCTGGTCAGTCACATGAACGTCCTGTCTGTTGGCGCGGATCGCGGCGGGCAGATCGCGAGTGTTGCTGCAGCGCCGGCTCCTGGTGCCGGGACATTCACCGCAGACGCAGCCGGTGGATTCCCGTGGGCGCTGTATCTGCGGCTCGGGATGCCGATCGACACATACACCGTCGGTGGAATGGCGGTCTCGACGTGCAGCAGTTCTATCATCACGGCGATCAACTACGCCACGCGAGCTGTCACCCACACGCTCGGAACGGCGATAGCAGCGGAAGCTGTGACGCTCGGTGGCGAGTCCTGCATTGTCGGAAATTATCCGACCACGATGGAAGGGCTGGTTTCGCTCGTCAATGACACGGGAGCGATTCAGGGGCTTAACCCGGCGACGGCCGGGCAGCAATCCTGGACATCGTTCGTCTACGACGTTGCGGGAGACGATCTTTCCTCGTATTACCTGCACGCTCTGCGGGCATTCGTAAAGAACCGCGGCGGTGAGCAGCCCGACGTTTTCATCTTCCCTTCGGCTCAGGTTGCGAAGCTCGTGAGGTTTGCGACCCAGAATTACCGTTTCGAAACAAACGGCGGGAAGCCGATCGGCAAGAAGGCTCTCGATATCGGGTACGACGTCTTCGAATATGCGGGAATCCCGATCATCGAGGACAAGGACGCCCGGCCGGACCGGATTTACTGCGGCGCTTCTTCGATGATGAAGAAGTTCGAGGCGGTTCCGTTGACTCTCGCTGACGACGAGGCGGGGACCTGGACTCGCATCATCGGAGCGGGCGGCATCGCGGATGCGGTGGCCGGATTGCTTCGCACCTACGTCAATCTTGGCACTCTGCAGCGCTCCTCGTGGGGCGCGATCAAGAATCTGAGTGTCGATGATGTCTTCTGGCAGCAGACAGGCACCATCTAGTTCTGATTTTGCCTTGGCTGGGCCCTGTTTCTAGAGCAGGGCCCTTTTTTATGGAGGCGCAAGATGACGTTAAAGGAGATATCGGACGAACTCAGGGCCCTGGGCGGAAAGATCTCAGGTGGAACGATCCAGCCGTGGGACGCCGAATCGAGACTCATCGAACTGGCCTCGGCCAACCCGGGGCATTTGATGCCGTTCTGCGGAATTCGATGCTGTGGCCGATGTTCCTGCTCCGGTTCAACCTGCGGAGCCGCCGGATCATCTATACCCGGCAGTGCCGGAGCGACAGCTGGCAGTTCCGGAGCCGGATGAATCTGAAATCGAGGATTGAATGCACGAGTACGCTCTGGATATCGAAACCGAGATGTGCATGCGGATTGCGTCGCATCTTACGCTTGCCCAGATTCATACCTGGCCGCAAGTCAGGCATCTGATTCGAGAGCGGTGCGAGCAATTTCGCTCCGGGCGCACACAGGCGCCGCGCTGGTTTCGCAAGCGCCTTCACGAACTGGATCGCTTGCTCGAGGTACGGTGGGACTATCTCGGGCAGCAATGGATTATCGAACGGTACAGCCGGGCGGATCGCGCCTTTGTCACCGTGATGCAGCTTCAGGGGCATCTCGACCAGGAGGTCATTAATACGCTCCAGGAGGGCGATACATGGCGCTTTCCGTCTCCGGAGGCATACCTGGCCTACAAGCGAGAGAAGTCTGCCCGTATTCGAGCACAGCGGCAAAAAGAGGGCGACGAGAAGGTGCTCGCAGCCGTCGATTCCCTCAGTAAAAAACGAGCCGAGGAATTCCTAGAGGTCGAGAACGCTCTACGCACCGGGGAAACGGTAATTGTCCACGGAGATGATGAGAAGGCGTTCGACCACATGCAGACCGGGGCTGAGAAAGCCCGGGCTGAGACCATCAACTGAGGAGGATTTGTGTATCTGCTTCATGTGGGCAATGAGCCCGTTTATGACTTTGTTCAGGACATTGGCATGTATACCTTCCCGCCCGGGGAGCCCGTCGAGGTTAAGGACGACTTCATTGCTCGTGCGATCCTCGAGCATAAGCGTCTCGAAGGGCTCGTGGAAGTTGCCGTTCTGCGATCGCGGGGAGGAATCCAGTTTGACATCGATGGCGCAACGGGTGCGGCAAAGACGGCGCTCACAGCCGGCCGGCGCGAGCTTGTCGCGCGCTACATCAAGATTCAGCAGGAAGATCGAATAAGGCACAACTTTCCTCCGCTTCCTCCTTCTCCCGTAGTGCAACGAATTATTGAGGAAGACGGGGTCGATCTTAAGCAATTCGGAATCAATCCGGCCGGCTGGATGGTGACTCCCCAGACGCAGACCTCCTCAGCAGACTTCGATGCACTGAAAGAGAGCAACAAGGCTTTGATGGAGAGCGTGCGGATCCTGACGCAAAAGGTCGAGGAACTCACCAAGCCGAAGAGGGGATAAGAAGGTGGACACACTCGGCAGCATGAAGGCAAGCGTTGAAAAGTGGCTTCGGGAGTCGGTAGACCCCGATCTCTGCGGCGACGCAATCAACGACGCGATCGAGAGTCTTTGGGAAAGCCTGATCCTTGTTCAGCTCTCTCTTTTCATGGAAGGCCCGGTCAATGTGACTTTCGCGGCCGCTGCCGAGCGCGCTCAGATTGTGGTGATCACGGATCCGCTGGTTGCCCCGGTGGCTGGCATCCTCGCAGGTGGGAGCCTCGCTGCCGGGCGCACGTACTCGATCACCTATACACTCGTCACGGAATCGGGCAGCGAGACCCTCGAAAGCCCGGCGCTAGCCTATACGGTCGTTGGGGCAAACAATCTCTGTGAGGTCAATACTCCGGCGTTCGTCGATGGAGCGATCGGCTGGAACTGTTACGCCAGCCAGTCAGCGGCTTTGCGCTGCCGGCAGAACGACATGCCGATTCCTTTCAGCCAGCTGATCTATGTCGAACCTGAGACGGGCTGGGTGAATGAACCCTCTCTACCTTCTCCTCCGCTTGCCAACACTACATCGGACAATGTTTTTTATATTCGGCACATGGAGCTCGCTTTGGCGAGCGGTGGATATCGGGCGTGGGATCAAGCGGACATCGACTCCGAACTTCTACGGCGGGCTTCGAGAGGGGTCGCCTCATCGTCGCAGTATCAAAACTACTACTGGGATCTGATCAACGGCCGGACGATCGAGCTGCGGCCGGCGGCAGGGGTGCAGCAAATTCCGAGATACTTCTACATTGCGAAACCCCGCCGGCTGCGCTACGACAACGCCGCCATTCCATTTCAGACTCTTACGGCGAAGCGCTTCATCCGGTATTTCGCCTTGTCTCTTCTCTGTGTGAGTATTTACGAGTTCGACCAGGCCAGAGGCTGGGAAGATCAGGCCGAGAAGGCGCGCACGCAAATGCTGCTGTCCGTAAACCAGCAGAACCAGGCCAAGCATCGAACCATTACCCCGTACATCGTCTAAAATGACACGAAATCTGCAAGCCACGCGAATTCGCCGGTTCATGGGTATGGCCTCATGGCCGAGTGTTGTAAACGTTCCTCCGGATTATGCCCTCGAATGTTACAACGTGATTCCCTCAACAAGCGGGGGTCTGGCAAAGCTCAGGGGGGGGACGATCCTGGCGCCTCCGGTTTCTGGTCTCGATGGACCAGGCAGCATCTCCGAATTCCAGAATGCCTTTGGTGTGCGTCAGCTTATTGTTGGTGTCGGCCCACATCTCTACAGGTTCGATCTGGGCACGTGGATACCAACGCTCATTGAATCGAACGGATTAAACTCCGCGCGAATGAGTTTCTGCCAGGCCAGCAATCTGATGTTTCTGGCAAACGGTTTGCGCACGGCAATCTGGGACGGAACGATGCTGCGTAACTGGGGCATCGCAAAGCCGATAGATCCCCCCACGGTTTTGTTTCTTTCAGTTGGATCGGTGGCGAATCCGGCTGGCGGTCCGACCGTCAACACCGTTGTGCTTGGAAGTCTTCCGGCTCGTAACTATGAAGTCACTTTCTCTCTTATCGGCACGGTTGGAGAAACCCTAAAGAGCCCGTCGACGGCTGCTGCCGTAGCTATCAATCATACAGCCGTGATCGTGAGCCCCGCGGAAGTTGCCGGCGCGATCGGCTGGAATTGCTATATCGACCTGGCTGGAGGAGCGGTACATCGAAAGATGAATAGCTCTCCGATCGCGTTCGGGACGAATCTCGCAGAACCGGCCACGGGCTTTCATTGTCCGACGGTGGCTCCGGTTGTGGGAGTCATGGGCGGAGCGGCCCTTACACACAGAACATACTCGATCAGCTTCAGCTTTGTAACGATGTCCGGCCAGACCTTCCAGGGCCCGCCGACTGCGGTGACTTTGGAAGCGGATCAGATCGCCCTGGTCAATGCTCCAATAACCGTTCCGGATGGGGTTGTGGGATGGAATTGTTACGTCGACATTCTGGGCGGCGCGGCGCGGACCCTGCAGAACGATGTTGTGCTTTTGCTCACGCAACCGAAGGTTGAGCCCTTAACCGGATTCACGAATACAGGCGCTGCGGTTCCAGGATCCAACACGGCGCAAATCGGCGATCCACCGCCCACTGCAAATACGACTGTCGGGCTGGGAACGCTCACGCTTGCGGTTGGGCGCAGTTATCGCGCCGCCTATGGAAATTCTGTCACGGGGCATGTTGGCCAGGCCTCGGAAGCCTCGGCAAGCACTGGCCCGATCGCCGCGGGCAAATTCGGTGTTTGGGTGCCAGCGCCAAGCGATCCACAGGCCGATCAGGTGTGGTTGTTTGCCACCTTGGATGGAGATAATACTTTCTATTTGCGGCCGAACCCCGATTCTTCTGATGGAAGTTTCCCGATTACCGATGTTTATGACCCCGAAGCGGATCCGGCTCCTACCCTGGGCGAGCTGGTTGGCGGCGCGCTGGCGCTTCGAACCTATGGGGTTGTCTATACGATTGCAACCATCGGCGGGGAGAGCATCAGGGGAAATGCGGTTGTCGCTCCGATCAGCGCCAATCACCTCGCGCTTGTCAGCGGGGTCACAAGCGTGCCAGGAGCCCTGGGCTGGAACCTATACGTGGATATCGCGGGAGGAACGGCCTACCACAAGCAGAATACCAGCGTGATCCTCTTTGGGGCATCTGTCACGGAACCCGTTGGTGGATTCGGAGCTGGAGGCGCGGCGCCCCCGACAATCAGCGGCGTTGGCCACGGCACGTTTGTGCTGGATGAGATGCCGGATACAGATTTGAATCTCGACATTGAAGCGCCGCTATTGAATGCTCCTCCACCGCTCGGAAAATATCTAACGACCTTTCAAGGTCGCATCTTTGTCGCGGGCATCGTGGGAGCACCGCAGGATGTTGCTTTCTCGGGCTATGAAAGGATTTTCCTGGGAAGACCGGAGGAGAGTTTCCCTCCAAACAATCGCCTTAGACTGGCGATCGGAGCGGACGACGTTCGCGGCATGGGAGCCGTTCAGGCCGGTGTGGTGATTTTTTCCAAAAGCAACGAGATGTTCATGTTTCGGGGCAACATCGAAGACATTCAGACGGATGAAGAGATACTCTACAGCGCGGTCTTGGAGCAGTTGCCCTGGAATCAGGGATCCAGCTCTCATGATTCCGGAGCGGAAACTCCCTACGGATTTGTGTGGCTGGGCAGCGATCTGACAATAAAAATCTTCAACGGCGTCGGAGAACCCGAAACCCTGTCTGACAACATATCTCCTCTTCTCAGGAGGATCACACCGGGGCAGGAACAGTTTACCCGTGGGGCTTTTCTTTGTTACTTGGAGCGCGAATGGTACATGCTCCTGTGCGCGATCGATGGCTCACAGCGGCCCAACTGCATCGTGGTTGTCG